ATAGGATTTAGTTTTGAGTCTTTTGGTAAAAGCCGATCCATTATCGTTAGTCCCTGTATCCAACCGATAGATATAGCCATCGTGTGAACCTGCGTACAAAATGTCTTGGCCTGTAGTAGCTTCTATAAGGGCTAAAGAAATAATGTTTTTAGGCTCAGTAAACTTAAAAATTGTTGCGGCAGGGAGCAACGTCCCAGCAGGCCCAGGCGTTCTCAAAGAATAATCCAGCACAATAACTATATTGTTATTGGTTTGTCCCGGTTCAGCTACAGCAAGCCAGTATTGTGATTTGGTCTTATGATTAACCCCATAAAACATGCTATAATTCTGTGTTTTCAGGCCAATAATATCGTTCTGAATGTTAAAAGTTAAATTAGGATATTCTATCCCAGCGGCCCGCTCGGTATCGGCAAGACTCTTTATCCCTTCAACATCATAAAAGAAAGCGTCTGACCCGATTGAGACAACCGAGAAGCGGGCTACTGTGCCGGTTAAAAATGCTACTCTTTCTGGTGTAAAAACATTAGCACTAGATGAGTTCCCTGTACTACCCAGTATTCGCCAAATAGCTTGTCTCTTAAACACATACAAAAACGTATCCATAAATGAAAGAAAAGCTATAGGTGGGTCTCCATCCTGATACCCGCAATAGCCTGTCCATGAATCATTCGGCGTTGTCCAATCCTCTGGGGCATTAACCGCACAGGCAGTTATTTTACTGGGGTCGGCACTCGCCCCAGCCATAAACAAATGATTGCGGTGGGCACAAATTATTGAAGGATCTGCCGGTGGACTCCCACCTAAATCGGATACTGTAGTTCCATTATATTTTTGCGGGGCCTCTGCACCATTGACAAAGACAGCCAGATTAGCCAGCATAGCCATCTGGGGATATTGCCCACTAGTTAGTCCCGTTTTGATAGAGCTAAAAACACCAGCAGCATCTACATGCAACTCTGTCCCTTCGGATACAACAAATTTGCGTGTTCCATCATTATATTTGCAGAGAAACATGCCTGTTATTGCCCCACCAGCCCCAACAGCTATAGGGTTATACTTACTCGTGCCATTTCTAGTCTTAGGCCCACCATTAACGTTAAATTCCCAATTCAAAATATCCTGGACAGCGTTATCGGGAATTAAATTTCCAGGTAATCGGGAGTTTTTCCCAGCACTAAAATCTCTTATCAATAAACTAGGCATAGGGATTCTCTCCATAATCCCACCCTGCCATTTTGGGATAATGATCTGGCAGTGGGTCACTATGAATGTCTATCATTTTTTGTAGTTTAGCGTAAAACTTGCTTTCTTCTTTTGTTGACAACGGTGTTACGCTTTTAGCGATAAATTCCATTCCCTTCCATGTAAGCCCAGTAAGAAGGATATGTTGATCTTTTTCTGGTATATCGGGCGTGTTTCCATCAGCAGTCAGACGGGTAATATATTTTTTGTCATCGTAATAAATAGTCATTACCGATGTAGGAATTGGGTCAAGCCATATTGTCTGATAGGCTGGCACAATAACATTTTCAGGGTCGCCCTCACTATCTGTATAGTCTGGATAGATATGCGCTAACCAAATTTCATCCCTGCGTTTCAAGAGGAGTGGGGTCTTTTGTTGCCGGAAATTAAAGTAATACTCTGCATCGCTATTTAGCTCCCCTCCGGCGGCAGAATAGTCTTGTTGATTAACTACAGTGGCGAAGCTGTTCCCACGCCGATAAAGCCATCTCCAGTCTGCTGCCCCAGCTATTTCGTACATCAGGAGATTAATTTCATCCATCAAATATAGAGCCAGCCTATCGGTTGTAGAAGCAAGGGTAGCTAAAACATCTTCTCCCAGCTTATGCTTTACAATATTTATCATCTGTAACAGGCTGTACTTTGCCATATAAATCCCTATAGCTAGGGGCTGGGCATCCTGTCTCTATCTAGGCTTATTTTCCCCAGGGCCAGCCCCATCCTTTTTAGCTACTTTCCCTTTTTAAAAAAGCCTTCTTTTTCTGTTAGGGGCATATTGATCGGGCCTCCACCGGCATTGATCTCTTTCTCGGTCTCGTCAGTTGTAAACGTAGGAACACCATAAGGCCCCATATCGCTAGCATTCCCGGTCTTTTGGTTCCCTGTTCCATACAACTTAGGGGTCAGGTCTTGCTCGTAATTCTTTCCCATCTTCTTTAATCCTCCTTTTTTCTCAAGTTACTTTTTTTCTCTTGCAAAAGGACTAGGATACTTTGCAAAGCATCATCCACCTTATCCTGCCGCTCCTCCAACTGTTTTACTGCCTCTGCCAAGCTAATCTGCTTTATCATGGCAGCTTTTTCTGCCTGCCGATCCTCATCGGATTTGTCAACAATCCGAAATACAGCAGGTGCCCTCATAGCCCTTTTAACAATCGTATCGTCAAATACCCGGGTAGGACGACCCTTAATAAAAACTATCCCACAAAATTTCTTAACCTCCTTATTTGCCTGCGGATCGTAATATTCTAATACCTCCATGTTTATTTCCACCTCCTTTCAAATAAACTTCACCGTCCTGGGCATTGGGCAACCATAATACAACCCTTTCCCCTTTTTCTTTTTCACTGGCAGTGGCTGCTCGGTCCCCCTAAGAAAAAACACCGCCATAAAAGGCAAGTGCAAGGGGAAATGTACCCATGCGAACAGTCCGACAATAAATACACTATACCAATAGGGCATATTTACAGTCCCAAATAATGCCTGCCATCCAACGTAACAGAATAGTCCCACGCTTCCTACCAACCCCAGCAAACCCAGTTCAAACCATGCCTGCAAATATTCATTATGGGCATAGGTAAGAATCGTGTCTTTACCCCACTTGTTAGGCCCCCGGGCCTGCGTATGCTCCCATTGCTTATCATATAACGACATGATAGGCTCATAAAAGCCCAACCCATAACCTGTTATGGGCTGTTTCTTAATAAGAGACATGGTCTCTTTGGTAATATAAAGCCGGTTATTGAATGCCATAACTACATTACTCCTGATTGCTGATGAAAAGCTCAGCATAACACTCACTAAAATCCCTGCTAAAAGACTCGTTACAACAAAAGGAAGAAAGAAATGCCGCCTAATGCCTAAATGCGCCACCCATATCAATCCGGCAATCACCCCCACCATTTCACTAAATCCTATCTCATGGCGGACAACAATATTGGCTAATAACGCCCCCAATACTATAGGTAATCCTATTGCCCTGAAATAACGAACCGAACTATTGACAAAAAATAGCGGGATAGCTGCCACCAGAAACATTGCCCAATACTGACTATTGCCGAAGGTCCCAAATATGCGCCAACTTACAAGGGATTCGTCAATCATTGTAAATATCGGGTCATAGAAAATTTGCATCAGACCATAACCAGCCTGGAAAATAGCCGCCACACATATAGCCATCTTAATCCAATTATCCTGGAGATGGTTTTTGCAGAAATAAAAGAGTGCGGTAAAAAGCACTCCATAAGCCAGCACAATAAGACTAGGCGGGAACATACCTGCCGGACTGACATAATGGTATAAGGCCACAAGGGCAAGAACAGAAAATAGGGGATATTGCTTCCAGAATAAAACCACCGCCCCTACTCCCCCAAATGTCAGCAAGCTCAGGGTTTTATAGTTCAAACAATCGGTGGTAAAGGGATCAATACTAAGTGCAATAGTCAGGATAACAACAAAGGTCAATAGAACCAAAATATGCTCCTTTTCTGGAGATAGGAGAGGGGAACTTCCTAATACCCCCCCTCCTTCTCTTTCCTTACTACCGCTTTAGTTGCAACTTCAGGCGAATAGCCCATGAAGCTGCACCGCTTCCACCAAAAATCACTTTCGCCCGTACATACCGCCCTACCCCTTGGAAATTGACTGGCCCAGACGCATAACTTCGCACATAATTAGTTGTGCTGGTTATGGATGGGAAATCAAACAGGGTATAGGCAACATCTTTGTCAGGGCTATGCTCCAGTCTGACAACAATGCTCTTGGCCGCACCGCCCTTGTTGATAGCATGGAGGAAAAAGGTTTCCATGAACCCATAAGTATCAGTTGCGCCACCTATCTTCTTGGTTGACCCCGTGGTAAGATCAAGCCACGGAGACACACTTAAATAAGGATAACCGGCCGTCGAACTGTTATAGGTTGCACTGGTAATTGTTAAAATCTTGAAGTTCTCATCATCCGCAGCCCCCACCCCTAAAGGAGTTAATAGAAGCGAAAGAGCTGCTGCAAGAATCAATAGCTTTTTCATTCTCCCATCACCTCCTATTAACTATGGGCTACTGCCGCTGACCGAACTACAAACACGGCATAATCCAGACTATTGAAGATAGTCTTGTTAATACCCAATATAGCTCCACATGCAAAACCAGCCTTATCCTGGTAATCAAACAACTTCTGCCTCCAGAAAGGCTTTTTTGCCCAGGCTATACACCCGGTTTGCTTCCCACAGAACAATCCCTCTGCGCCATTAACATTACTACCCGCTCCCCAGTTGGTTACTGTACGGATGTTCCTATGGGAATGGATCAGCACACCATTGTACATGGCATTTGCCCCTGTGAAGATGGGATTTTTTTGCCCATCCTGGGCCGCAGCATATTTCTGATAATCTTGCCACTGGCCCGCAGCGGTGTTGCTCCGTATATCGGTAATTTGAAACGGATGTAGAATGTTGATATAAACCTCATCTCCATCAACATTCAGCGGCCTTACCATTGGGTCCCGGGTGATAGCTTTTTCCTTACACGCATCCATAAGAGTAAGATCGTAGGTATCACTCGCATCAATATCGCTAGTGCTTGTCGCATCACCCGCATAGACTATAGCAGTAGCCTCTGGTGCTTGCGCCGTTTCACCAAAGGTAAGGGTCGTATCTCCCCAGAGAAACCTGAAACAATATGAATCTATCGTTTCAGCTAACCATATCGCTAGGGCCTGCCTGGCAGTCTCTTGCAGGTTAAAAACTACCCGTTGCTCGGTTAGTTCTCCATCTAGCCGGACACCGTTCCGCATTAACTCCACCGTTACAGTATCGGAGTAAGGAACTAAAGCCTCTTCGTTAAGCTCCAGGGTACTACCGCTTAAAGAGGGAGCATTGGCCAATTTCATAAAGAGCTGATAGGTTATCCTATCGCCCTTCTTCTTGGATAGATCATCCTTTTCCTCAAAAATATTGTTCATACCAGGGCCACTAAACCGCTTGAAGTATAAATACTTCATGGCCTCAAAAATTATCGCCTTATCCCATAACTTCTGAGTTAAAGCACTTCCAGTTGCAATGCTAGTATCTGCCATTTATTTTCTCACCTCTATTCTTCTGGCAACCCCCCCCTAGCAAGCATATATTGGATGCGTTTCTGAACTGTTGGCGGTAATTTGGCATAGTCTTCCATACTCCCGTTAGCGACCTTCTGTAGCTCTTCTTCTAAATTCGTACTACCGCCGCTTCCCATACCGCCGACACCGCTAGACCGTAAAGTTCTCGGTCTGGTGAGTCGAGCAATCTCTGCACGACGGTTGTCTTTGCCGCTATTCTTACCGCCTGTCTGCTGTTGTATAGACAGAATGCTTCGGTAGGCATCTTCTAAGTATCGGACGCCTCTACGTTCAGCATAACGCTTGACCTTCTCAACTTCCTCTATACTGAGTTCGGGATGATTATCTTCAAACTCTATATCCGCCGTTTTAAGTTCTTGTAATGCCTGCCTCTGCTGCTCTTGCTGGCGGGCATTTTGTAAGACAGCGTGGGTAACTTCTTCTATCCGCCTATCTATTATAGGAAAGAACTTATTAGGGTCTGGATACACCTCATCCCATTCAGGAAGGTCTTGAGAAGGATTTGCTTGCCTGCCTTGTGGGGGTTGCACTGTTAAGGAGCGTAATTCCCTTATTTTTTCTTCACGCTCCCGTAGCTCACGTTCATACTGGGTTCGCTCCCGGGCAACCTTATTCATCCGCTTTTGCGACTCAAGGGCCGCCGCAGCGATCTTTGCAGGATCGTTCCCATACTTAGCCATAAACTTCTTTAGAGCCTCGTCTATCTGTGGCTCTGGCTCACCGCTTACGGGTTCTTTATCTATCTCATCTAATAGAGCAGATAAAGAAGTATCCGGGGGAGTCTCAGAGTCAAATCTAATAGGCGAATCTCCGGGAGTTGTACTGCCATCACCTTCACCAAGAAGGTCATCGGCAATACTGGCATCAAATTTTAGTTCCATCTTAGGTCTCCTTTCTTTCGGGTAGGCATTATTGCCTAGTAACCGTTTCGGGTAGGTATTTCTACCTAGTAACCGTTTCGGGTAAGCATTGCTGCTTAGTAACCGGCCCGATACTTTGGGCATAAAAAAAGGGGGACATTCTCTACTGAGGACTGGGATAACCCAGCCAAGCTCAATAGGAATGTCCCCCTTCCTATGCCCTTTCCTTCTCCATGAGACGGGACTTTTCTCAACCGTTGCAACGGCTTGGAGAAGATCAATTTTTACTTACTCTGAGAAGTAAGTTATTTCTCCATATGCTTACCCTCTTTCTTATTCGTTCCTTTCTGCATCTCTGGCATCATCTGGTCATTACCCTTATTAGTACCCTTTCCAGACATGCCTTTCATTATCCCTTCTTGTGAGGGCTCCATGTTCGGACTTGGTTTGCAAACTGTCTTTGCCATCTTACCACCTCCTTCTTTTTTATTAACAAGCTCTATTTTATCCTATCGCCCTTTCTTTTTAACTGAAGGCACTTTATAGCCCCGTTCCCGGGCTTCAGATAGTGCAATGGCCTTCATCTGCTCTGGGCTAGTTACTATTGGCCCTTTGCCTGAATGCAATTTCCCTGCATAGCCCTCCCGCATTACGGTTGCTATCTTATCCTGGGCTTTCTCTGAATACTTCTTTTTACTCATCCCTTTTTCCCTTTTTGGCCTTTGGTGCAACAACCGGTGCTTCTGCCGGTGGAGACGGTACATATTTAGTAAAGACCTGCTTGACTTTAGTCTTACCCGCTTTTACTTTAGGAGCTACCATATTATGCTTCCCCCTTTATACTATAGCTGCCGCCATAGGTGGCGGGCCGGGTTGTGGTGGTAGTGGCGGTGCTCCAATATTGCCTCCAGCCGGAAATATCTGCCGGCCCGTAGGAGGCATATTAGCCCCGCCCATAATTTGTCCTAGTACCTCTGTCTGCTGCCTGATACTATCTTTAATATCACCTGGCATATCACTCATTTCTATTAATGCTTTTCCTATCTCTGCCATTGCCTGTGGGGGAAAGTATTTTTGGAGAGGGGATTCGAGCAGACTCATTGCCTCTTCAAACCTTGCCAGCCGTGCAGTAGGGGTGCTTTCCCCTTCCGCTACTACAACATCATAATCGGTAATCGTTAAGTCCTCTAAGATACGTCTTATCCCCTTATCGAACAGCCTTTGTCTAAGGGGGGTATCTTTTTGGCCGATAACTCTAATAAAGTCATCATATTGATAGGTGTCCTGGACTAGCCATAGTACCATCCGGCTAAGATGCTGCTTGGCAAACTTGAAATTTTCCAGCAACCCCTGTAACGACACTGCTGCCTGCCTTTGTCTCAAGCCAATAGCCCTGCCCGATGCTGTTTTATCATCTTTAAAGCCTAATAGGTCTTTATTTACACTAGAAACATCATAGGAGTCGTCTTTCGCTTCCTGCTCTAACCTAAAAAAGCCATCAGGAAATTGGGCTTGGGGCCGGACCTGTATATTTCTACCCGGCATTTTAACTAAGATACTCCCTGCCGATATTCCTTCCCGTTCTATTTTTGCTATCATCGCCGGACTAAGTGCTCCGTGATCTATAGTAAGGCCAACCTGGGGAGCTAACAGCAGCATTTCCAATAGTTGAGCCCGTCGTTTGTTGCGCTCCATCTGTGGCCCCTTCAAGTTTTCCACTATGCCAAATTTTTTCCCTAAAGAATCATACGCAAAAATAGGGGTAATGGAGTAATAATAATTATGTACGGGGCTTTCGACTGGTCCTTCGATAATTTCGTTAGGGCCAAGGAGGATAGAAATAGTCTTTAGGGCAGGGGTGCGTTTTTTAACAATCTCCAGATCATCTATAAAAGTGCCTCTGTGTTGTAAATATTCTTCCCGCTCAAGCTCTATTACATTATCCTTAAAGGGATCAGCAATAAGGTAGGTATCTTTATATTCCCGATACTGTCTTTCGATAACTTTGTAGGGAGTACGGTTCCGGGGCATACCAAACATATCGGCATCATCATATCTACCGCCAGGACGGGAATCGTGGTCAACAATGCCAGAGTCAAGTTCTAAGGCATAATAGTTAGTTAAATCCTGTATTAAATCTTCTGCCTCTGGGTAGGCGGCTATAAACTTCTTCTTACTAAACTCCATCTCTTTAATAAAAAAATCCGCATCCTTGAAATCATCTTCTGTATAATCGGGATCGGGCAAGGCATGTAAGGGATTAAAGACCTTATATCTAATGTATTCCTTTTGTCTCCACATATCTTCCTCTAATCCTAAGTCCAAATAGCCTATTCCACTAATAAGGGCCTGGATAAAGCCCTTGCCTACCTCTCTCCTACCCGTTGTTTGGCTCTCAATCTGTTTTAACACTTCAGTCAATATCTCTGCTACTACTTCATCACCCGATTCTACAGGAAAGACCTTAGTATCAAATTGGTTGATCCAATAATGCCCGATTACTAAATTCACTATCCCTAAAATTTGATTGATCGTAATAACAGGCTTTCTCCTTGACTCCAAAAAGGTCCTTAGTTGTTTATTCCATTGCCCTGACCCATCATAAAACCCAAAGCTCTCTTTTGTCTCCTTCTGCCACTTCTTCCATTTAGCCTTTGCATAGTCATAGTCCGCTAGGCTTTCTCTGACAATATTGGGCTTGCCAAACAGATCCCCTATATTACCACCTACTGTCGGCAAGCCCAATATTTCGTAATCTAATGAATCAAGTAACATTCTGTCTCCATCTTTGGCCAATAAAAAAGGGGGATTCTAAGGTTTTACCCCTAAAAAATCCCCCTTGCAAGGATTTTATTGGCTCTGGTATTACAAAGGTCCCTGTTCCGGGGCAGGTGGCCTTTACCATACACAAAAAAAGCTATCTATTAGCTTATGTTTTTTTTCTTATTCATGTCAAGTACTTTTCTGCTACTTTTCTGCTCCATCGTTTACTCACTCCCCGCTGACCTCCCTTTTTTTGCAGATCAATTACCTTCTTTTCCTCTAGGTCAGCAATAAAATCCACTTGTCCATTAACCACATAGCCTATCACATGCCCATTGAAACACCTAATCTCCTCTATCTCCACCTTGTCTGTTCTATGTCTAGTTAAGGGTGTATTACATTTTTTGCAGCGACACATCTTAAATTGCTGTCCCTAATAATATCAGTTTATGCCCACTACTTCCCATTATTGTTCCCCAATGAAATATAAACTCTTTGATTTTTCTCACCTCCCTAAGTATCCCCATTGATTTTCTACTGGTTCCATCTCTCCAAACCAGTCCTCTCCACTATCGTATGTGTCCCGTCTCTTACCCCTAAGCGGTAGTTCTGCCTGGTCATCCATCCCATAACGCCCCACCAAGATATATTCTAAGGCATTAAAAAAATGTTCGTAATGCCCCTCTTTTACCGGCATTACTTTTTGGGTTGTTGTCCGGTCTTTCTGTTTAGGCTGCCGATAGCCCCCCAGAAAACCCCGGATAATATTCACACAACTTTTATCTACCCGCAATTTAGGCCGTTTTAGCTCTGGGTCAATAGTTGTAAGGAAGTGATACAAAATATTACGACGTTCTTTATATTGCGATTGCCTGCCCCGGGGGATAATACCGTATTTCGTCAAAATATCAAAATCCGAGGTATCTGGACTTGCAGAAGTATAATTTTTGCCTGCAATATCGGCAAAATCTTCAAAAAGAAAGTCCCGATAACATCTGTTTTTCAGGAGTATCGCCATCTCAGCCAATCTTTTTGTCCCTCCCCGATCACTCACAACTATCTCATCCAGTATATCAATATTCCCTCTCTCATCTTCATAGCAATATAAACAAACACTTTTACCCAGACCAAAATCCAACCCCCTGAGTATTGTCCCGTAAGGAGACAGCTTTTCCTGTGTCTTATCAAAGACATGCAAATCTTTCGCAAACCAGGGATAAAAAGGGTCTCCCTTCTGTATGTACCCCACCTTTCCATAAACATATATTTCAGCCATATCCGGGGGCATTGCCTCACAAAGTTTATTGTAATAATTGGGGTCGTTACGGAGCATCGGTTTATTTTCAAATGGAGTATTGAGGAAAAGGGCATGGTTGGGTAATTTTTTCCTGGATTCAGGATAGAAACACTGATATATCCAGTGTTCTTCGGAGTCAGGGGGGTTACTTATAAGATCAATATGATAATCTTTTGGGGGGAAGCCTTCTGGATACCGTAAGCAGCCTACCAGCCCATCTCGTACCATCCTCGGTACTTGTACGGCCTCATCAATAAGTACCCCAGTATATTCACCGGACAGGAACTTACCAACATCCTCTGGCTCTTGGGCACTTCTAAAAATAAAATCTACTACCCCTGGGTTAGCTCCCTGTAAGATCAAACTAGCCGTTTCTTCTTCTCCACCCCTATAGATGCAGTTTACTTCATCTTTTGGAAAGAGCTTAAAGAAGGTTGCCTGTGTAGAATCTTTCAGTTCCCGATAGGTCCTTCTCACAATTAAAAACTTAAAATGCCTGAACCGAGGAAAGTTCCTCTGGGCAATAAGCAACTTTTCTATAAGGGCAGAGGATGTCTTGGTCGAGCCCCTGGGGCCAATTATACACCGATTGTAACCCCTACTCTGGTGGAACGGTTGAATAGAGGGTAGAGGAGAGTATTTTACTATAATGCCCTGCTCGGCTTTATCTATATCGTACCTGATCTTTAAATACCAGGGCAATTCTATCCTATGCCTATCCTGCCCCGTCTCCCAACCAGGCTTATAATACCTGGCGTTGCACTCCTGGCATATCGGATCACCCCAGTAATCCTGTCCTATATTGGGTACTTTTTTATTGCAGTAGAAACAAGTCATCTCAAAGAATTTCTAATTAAGGAAAACCAATAAATTGAGGAATAAATATCTTTAATAATATCTTCATAAATGCTAACCAGTCCCTCCACCTGACCAAAACCGCAAGGCGGTTTTAGCAGGTGAGTTCTAGCGTTAGGAGGTAATAAAAATGGACAAATCCTACCTTGTTGAACCCCTTGAGGCCAAAGGCCCGGAGGCTATCTTGCTTGAAATTGCAAAAGGACTGCATGGTTCCCTCGGTACAGAAAGACGGTCTCAGGTTGATGCCTGGCTTGAATCTAAACGGCTTGCATTGGAAGCATCTGATGCAACTAAACGTGATGCACGTGAAGAAGCCACTCTCTCTATAGCCAAAGAAGCTAACCGCATTGCTTCTTCTGCTTTGGCAGAGGCACGGTTAGCTAACCGTTCTCGTTGGAATGATCGAATAATCATGATTATAGCTATAATAATCGCTACAATAGCAGCAAGGGAAGATATTATATGGCTTGTACTATGGCTTATAAACAAAATTACCTCCTCCTAACAAGTCACTACACCTGACCGCCGAAGCGGCGGCAGGTGAGTTCTAGCGTTAGCAAGCACCTAATTTGCCCTTTGCTATTTCGTAATAAGTGGCGTCTTTTTCAAAACCAATGAAGTCAACGCCTGCCCTGTACAACGCCGCACTCGCGCAACATCCACTTCGGTTTCGTGCAACAGCCCTTCGTCCACCATGCGTTCAACAATGCGTCTATCAAAGTGAGTGCCGTAGCAGGTATCGTTCATTCCGCTTCGCCGATACAGTCGGTGGTCGCCGTGGATTGAGGTATACTCGTAACCCTGCTGCCGCAGACCAAGGAACAACTTGGACTTTTTTTCGTACTCTTGGTCGGTCAGCGGGTTCTCGCCGAAACGTCCGCCGTTGCTGCCAAAGACGGCCACTACAGGCTCGCCGTTTATCTCCCGGTGTTCAATGGAAATTCCGCCGCCGGCTTGCGTTGAAACCCATACTGGCCAATCTTCCGGGAACTCTTGCAGCTTGCGAAGGTAATCACCTACCGTTTTCATCATCGCTCCTTTACCATGCCTAACATTTGCGTCAACGCGGACGCTCCGCCTTCGCGGCAGAGAAAGAAAATTAAGAATATTTAAAGACCTCATGTCTACTCGTTCATCCACTCTGGCTCCTCAGCATGTCGAGAGTCTAAACATGATTGATGTTGAATTTCTTCCCAAGACATCGCTTGAGCAGGATGTCCTTTCGGCATGGAAACTTTATCATGCTCACCTTCAGGACAAAAATTACCCACTTGAATCATGGGCACCCCGTAAAGCTGATCTATTGATTGACCTCTTGCATGTAATGGGTAAGGCTCTCGGTTACCCTTTTGATAAAGCCCACATAAAAAATTCATCATATTACCCCCTTGGTTATGGTGAAACGGTCATCCTTGCAATCCCCCTAGCTCTGATGATATTGCCTTTGTTGCAGGACATGATGACGCAAGGGATTTATTGACCAAATATTGAGTAGCCAATTGACGATTCAACAACCCAATATGATACTTAAATATACATGAACCCTTAGCGAACCCTTCAGTTTTGCCGTTTGTGTATATTTTATAGACTTTTCCTGAAGGCTCAATTACTTTAAAGATAAGTTCTTCTTTATGCATAAAAGTTTCCCCTTTCCGTAGCTAACCAGTCGCTCCAGCCGACCGGCTACGCCGTCGGCTGACCTCTGCGTTAGGCCAAAGCCATGCGCCCAGCTCCTCGCGCGTCGGATGCTCCAAGTTTCGTTCGCCGTCATAGAACGCCCAAACATCGTCCGGGTATTCCTTGCCAAGTTCCTCGAAGATTCCTGCGATGATCGGTTCGATTTCCTTGAACAGGTTCTTGTCGCCGATTCGTATTTTCCACGGCCCGAGATAGAATCCGTTTCCCATCGCGAGCCAATCTGCCCGCAGTTTTTCTTCTGCGCCATCCGCGCTTTCCAGCACGCAGTCGTAGAACTCGTCTTTCGTGTTTCCGATGTGCAAGCGTTGACTCATAATGGCCTAACCAAGCGGTGCAGCGAACGGCGGGTTCGCGTCTTGTTTCAATTCTGGAGTCAGCGGCCCGCCGCCGCTGACCTCTACGTTATATAATCTGTATTACCTCCGTCCCGCAAACACGGCATTTATAACCTAATTCAACCGTAATATTCCCTCGCCCACAACGACCACATTTTAGCTTCATACCTTTAGAGCGATAGCACCTGTACCCAATCTGTCCTGCTTTGCCTGCAACAATAACTATTCTAAACACTTTTCCCAGCAGTTCTGAACGCCGAAGATTCTTTTGCCTTTGTGCTTCTATGCGGCTTCCTTCCATAATTACCTCCTAACAAGCGGCTGGAGGTACCCAAACCCATTTCGCCCTACCAAAATCAGCAGGGTCGTCCAGCCTATGCAGCGTGCCACTTTCAAGCCCCGAAAATTTCAAAACACCCTTGATCGGAACACCTGCATCCTTGAGCTTTCCGACTATCCACCTTTCCCAAAGTGCAGGGGTTAGTTCCCAGTCTTTCGGGTAATCATCAACACTATATTCAACTACAATTCCCTGGGCATCCTTTCTTATCCAATCTAAGGCCAATCTCGTCTTTTCCATTCCAGTCAAAGGCATATCAAGTCTCTTCCCTTCAAGTCCATGGCCCTTCGTCTCTATACCTCGGTCTAAGACTCTTCCCTTCTGGTCTGTTCTTAGGCCTCAGCCTTTTCTATTCAGGAGAAGGAACAAGGTTATGACAAGTGAATATCCCATAAGGCGTTTCACTCATGGACTTAGTTTTGGCTGGCCCAAATCCTACATACCGCCCTCCGTATTCAAAGATATAGTGCAAATCTTCAATACTAGCCTTCTCTCCATTATCCCCGTGAATTTCCAGTGTGAACCTAAGGGTAGCGTTTTTTACCGCTTCATGCACTACAACAATATTAGCAGGATTCGGAAACCCAGCTTTGAATGCCCGGCTCTCTATAATCTCTTCTCCTTCAACTGGAATCAGCATCGGAACAGTATGGACGCTCATCCAGAACCCTTTCCACGGAGCTTTTTTATTTAACTCCAGCTTTTTAAGCACATCCCGGACAAAAGCCCGGACATGATGCTCGTCAACCGCAGGCTTTCCGTCTGGCGTTCTACGAAAGATACACTTATTACTTCTTTTTTCCTCAATTTCTTCAAGCTCCTCTGCATTATCAGCCAACATCTCACTAGCCGCTAAGGAACCGTCTCTCTCTGGATGCCCGGCAAGATATTCTAATGCTTTTTTATCCTGGGGCAATCCCCCTAACAACAGCCCTATACCGATCTTTACCTGATATTGCTTGATTTTTGCCTTTAAAAGCATAAAATTCCTCCTTTACTCTACCTTTTCCCTAAAGTCCCGGCTTCTGTCTAGTTCGTCCAAAAAAGCCTCCCGCTCTTCTTTATCTTCTCCCTGGATACTACCGTCAGTAAGCAACCGGGTCATGTTCTGCGTTAATCCCGCCGTTAATCCCTTCAAAGATGCTATACCGTCGTTCCACTCTAAGATCGCAAGATGCAGTCCCCTCACCAGGCCCCTTTCATGTTCTAATACTGTCATTATCCCCCCTTTAAGGAATTTCAGGCCCAGCTTGGTAATAGAAAACATAATTTGGGTCGTATCGGGAGCCGTCTGTATAAAGCCTACCCGTAATGCGGTTTCAATCTTGTTCCCTAAGCTCCAGTAGCTTCCAGTATGGCCTTTACTGTCTTCAAACCGTCTCCGTAAATCGCCCTCGCTTATCCACTCTTTATTGCTTAGGTTCTCCAGCAGCCTCCTGGTGCTTTCTATCTCGAGATAATCGCTTTGGTGAGCTAACTTAACCTGTGCCGTTTCGTCAATAGGTTCTATCCCGGGTTTTAATACATATTGCTTGGTCTCCCCATGCCCTACAACAGCTATCCTGACTTCATGGCATATCGCTCCAGTAACTTTTTTAAGAATACTGTCTCTAAAAATAATGTCCAGGCTGTGCATAGTGCGATACTGGATAATGCCGTGCAAAAAAGCCCGTTCTGGACGCTGGTTTTCTGCGGGGAGAGCAACCTTAATCATTCTCCCAAACACATTAGTCCGGTTCTTGGCTTCGCTGGCCTGTTTTAGTGTCTCACCTTCTTCGATAGTTAGTCCGCTGGTCTTTGTAAACACCTCTCTAACTGCCTGGAAACACCGCTCGCAACTAAAAATCTGTGTTATAAATACTGCTCTATATAACTCTTGCATTATTCTCCTCCCTTTTCCTTTCTAACATACCCCACCTTTCCATCTGCTTTACCCTCCCACTTTTTCTAAAACCTTTTCTATCAGCTTGGTTATCCCCTCTGCCTCTTCCAAGGTATAGTCCTCTAGTTTCTTTTTACCTTCTTTCTTTACCTGAGTAGAAGGTTGTATAGGAACTTGTGTGGTCAAAGGTTGTGGGGCTTCTTCCTTTCCCAATATATCTCTAACCGTTGTAATATCTAAGCCTAGCGTTCTAGCAATCCGTTTCTTAGGCCAGTGCTCTTCCCAAAATAGCTTGGCTATTTCTTTATTCCGCTTCTGTCGGACTATCTTCTTCATGTAACAAAACCTTCATTAGTGTATTTTTAAATATTTTCCGCCCTGCTGGAGCCGTTAAAATTAGTTCAAAAACCTTATCACAAACCCTCAGTATCGGATACCTATTAATAGAAATAATAGACTCCTTAGTTTTGTTGCCGCCCATAGCCTCAACTGTAATTAGAAGGGTATCTTCCATGTATCCAGAATAACTCTTGTAAGAAAGTTCTACTTCTTCTCCTGCTTTTATCCCTATCTTCATCTTTTTACCTCCCTATTAAGTCATCTATTCCTAGTTCCGGGGTATTCTCCCAGTCATAGTCCTCGGCCTCTGGAATCCTCTCCCCGCCTTCATCTTCTACTCCTTCTAACTCTATCTCATTGAGCACTACTACTTGAGATAAATCTAATACCTCCCCAGCCGCCACCCGTAAAACATAATTCCCGGGGCTTAACTGCCCCAAGACCAAAAAATGTACACGTGGACTTAATTTATGCCGTACTATCTGCCCTTGATTAAACATTTCCGCGCTCCTCTAATTCTTTCCCATTATGCATGACCTAGTCCGCACGGTACCCGCAACATCAAAAACCCGGAACCTTAACCAATATGGTGGCATTCCGGGTTCGGGTTCTGTATAAGCCGAGGGATAGGAGAAATGCTCCTTTTCCCTGTTGGCTACATCGGCAAAATATCTCCGCCAATTCACATCTATTGCTCTATCGGGATCAATAGGATCATCAATAGGATCATCATCAATATCAATTGCTTTCAATTTATACCCCTTTTTTTTAATTCTTGCATCGCCTTACGAGAGTACCCCTGCTCGGCACTGGGCTGTTTATTTAACACCAGTGGTTTACCTGTCTTTAGAGCAAGTTCCAGGTATGCCTGTATACTTAATGACACGGCTAAATAAAAAATTGGTGGTACGCCCATAGCCCTATCGTCCGTTATCCGTATCTCCTCCCCGGCCTCTGATGCGGCTTCTAAGATCGGCCAGAGTTCTTTTTTTAATCCCTCGTCTATATCTTGTTTCTCTGACCCGTACTTTCTAACCTTCTGCCACAGAAAATCTACATAGAGAATTTTGAACTTCCTACCGCCGGCTTTAAGAGACATCCTCATCCTCCACTGGGTCAACCGAATTAATTATCCCGTCTCCATCGTCATCTCTATAATAATCTTCAACCTCGTTATTCCTATCCTGCCAGTCCGGGTCCCTCCAGTTCGGTTTACCGTCTCTATCGCAATCCCCTGTGCTGGCCCGATACCCACTACATTCTCTATCCCGCCCCCCTGCCCATCCAGCGGAACTAATTGCTATGCTTAACACCACTGCTAGTAACCATCCCCGCCAAGTCATAACTTATTCACCTCCTTCTACCATTCATGATTGTTTTGTGCTCCCTACCAAACTGTTATGTATGAAATATTTTTCCGCAATGACATCGGTGTAATCCATCGTGATACTTCCAACGGTAACAAATATGGGAACCAACAGTTTCCCATTCATCCAGATCCTCTTCTTGGTAGTTTGGGCGTTTCTCAATCATCCAAGCACCGCACTTAGGAAATAACCGAATGGAATGAAAAAATTTAATAAGATTCATAAAACCTTACATAACAAGTCATTCGACCGGACGCCCAAAAGCGCCGGTCAATTCAGTCGTTATACCTTCACCATCACAACATCAGCCGGGGGAGGAAATAGTGCAGGATGTTCATCGTCGTAATCTTCCGGCTCGACATCTCGGACATCCAATGGCAAAGCTACAAGTTCCACAAGCGACTGTCGCACAACTGTCTTTTCGGTATCACTCAAATTCTCGGAGTATTCATCAAAGTGCTCAAGGCACCATTCGGCAGAGCCAAAATTTTCATCTTCCCAAACAATATGTGCTGGTCCGTAGTGCAAGGCGTGTCCGTCTTCATCTCCCAGGGCAACGCAAGCCCTCGTGTAAATATCGGCTACGGGTTTCGGCCATCCCCAATGACAGTACCAACAGATTCCCATTTCATCCTCCATTAAAACTGGTATAACAAGTCATTCGACCGGACGCCCAAAAGCGCCGGTCAATTCAGTCGTTAGACCCAAATAATAAATAAAAGGAGAAATTATGGATTACTTTCTTCAAGGTTTCAGCATCTTCCTTGGCGTCATTGCGGGTACGGCGGTCACTATTCTTACTCAACGCTTTCTCCGATCTCTTCGCCTTTCTCTTTTGTAATATTTATTTTGCGGCTCCCGAGGCAGAACGTGCAAGTGGATATAGGTTCTTCCCGTGGCAATAATCCAGTACCTAAACAAAGAGGGCAAACCCCGTTCATCATGGCTATTTCTTCAATTTTTAAACACATAAGCGCCTCCCCAAAATGGTCTAACAAATCATTCAAGCGGACGCAGTGGGACTGCGCCGCTTAATTCGTGCGTTAGGGGAGAAATGTTATGACTAGAAGAAATCCATTTGCCCAATATGAAGAGTGGGGAGAAGAAAAAGTGCGTCACCTTTTGGCTACAGGTAGAATCCAAGTTGGAAGTCCTAATCATAACAAAATGTCCTCATGGTTAAAATTACAAGAGGATAAGAGATCATCAATGGAAGCAGTACGGGTCGCAGAGCGAGAAGATAAAACATTATCTATTGACCGTAAGGCTTTAGAGGCTTCCACAGAAGCCAACTCACTCGCAGCACAGGCGCGAGCTGATGCCCGTCGCGCGAACACCATCGCAATTAGCGCAATTATCTGGGGCGTTATCACTACGATTGTCCATAAATCTATATTCATATCGTTCCTCCAATGGTTAGGGATTTTAAACCCCTAACAAGCGGCTGGACTTGACCGTGGAAGCCACGGCAAGTCAGCCTTTACGTTAGCGAGAAGCCTCGAATACCAGTTTTCGCATATCCTCAAGATGGTATTTGGTGGCAACCAACTCGTTTTCAGCAATCGGCTTCCCCGTGGCCCGAATGCCGAGCTTGTCTAGCGCATCAGCCATCGCCTGTAAAAATGGCTTTGCCACATACTGATTAAGGGACATCGTTGGCTTTTCAACCGTCCTCTCCTCTGTATGTTTTTGGAAGGTCATCTTTTCCAAAGAGGTGCAAAAGGATCTGCTGCCGTCATGGTCAACTGAAAAAATGTAAAAGTCGAGCATCCCGGCGTAATCTCGGTACTGCGGATAAACTTCAATCTTCATGGCGGTCTCCAATTAAAAGAATTTCGCTAACAAGGCACTCAAGCTGACTGGGCAAAGCCCGACAGCTTAGTTATATCGTTATACATAAATACCACCGGTACTGACGCGAAACGTAATGCGTGGCAGCCATCGCTTTATAGACACAGCAAGCTTGTGAGAATAACAACGTACCGGATCAGGGCCTTTCCTATATGTTTCCCACATTATCCGAAAAAACCGAAGTTGACGCTCTTGTGGCGACCATCTACATACCCACTTTATCCTAAGATTTTCCATATTACCTCCATAAACCGTATAACCAGTCCCTCCAGCGGGCGGGTGAAGCACCCGCCGCTCACCTATTCGTTAAATCCTTTTCCATGATTTGATTTCCGATTCCGGCACTATGATGTTTTGCATGGGATGGGTGCAATCGGTGAATATCAGTATTTCAGGCGAAAGTGACATTAACTCGTTCCCAGCACGCTTCACTTTACGAAGCGTGTTGAATATTTCTATTTCGTACTCCTGCTTCCCAATGTTTTCATAAGGGATAGAATCTTGCATTTTCAACCTCCCGTTTGACCCCATGCGGGGTCAACTAATTGTTATCCGCAAATTGGAAAACAAACTAATTGTGCACCATTCCATTGCAATTTCGACAATGGATGGAACACGCCACATACGTCGCATTCCTTGCCGTACCTATCGGCAAGAGGCAAATGCTTTTCTTCCACACGCCTTTCGACTTCTCTCGCAAATCTTTCAAGGCCTGGCCAGCCTTCAGCTAGGGGTTCTGCCGTATTCGTTGCCATAAATGCTTCTCTCAGTTCATCATCTGTCAGCATAAAATAACCTCCATAAAATAAATTTAACAATCTCATCCAGCCGACCCGTTACACGGGCGGCTGATTACTGCGTTATATTAGCGTCAGTATCCGTTTCACCATCCCATAATCTCCCTACACATCTCAACCCCCTCCAGTACATCCTCCTTTTCTAATAAAGTGAGTGCCCTTTCTATATTCTGTAGTTTCGTAATAAGTAGTTCTTTCTGCCGTAACAACAACTCTCGTATGTTGGGGCTTTTAGGCAGTGCCCCTGGCCGTGGCAGAGAAGCCCCGCCAAGCGGGAATAATGGATGTAGGGTCTCAGACATTTTTCTATTCTCCTCTTAACAAACCCAAAAGCGATGGCGAATGCTCTTTAAAAGACCTTGCTGCCGTATTGAATACCTTATAGTTGCCCATTGTAACGGTATCGGGAGTTTTATCCGCCATGCACGGTTATTGACTCTAACTCCTATTGCATACCCAAAATTCATAACTACTATCCCAAATTTAAACTTACCAAGCTGATACTTCATGCTTATACCGCCGTTCTAAGAAGCACTACTCCCTCACCGCTACCGCCCATAAAAACTGCCTCGGATATGAAAATACTGTTGTGTCTCCCTCCTTTGCTTAGCGGAATGTCTTTATGTGTGTAAATAAGGATATTATCGTATAAGAGAACCCGCATGTCTCCTACCCGAGTAACCTTGAGCGGCCATTCTGGAGAACTAAAATATTCCAAAGGTTCATACTGGCTTGGCGATACAACCGCAATATAGAAGCAGTTTGGGTGCGGATTAAAATACCTCTTGGCCGCAGTAAGTAATGTAACCTCAAATACATCCCCGCTATCTACAGTCTGGTCACTAATAGCATCTCCACCGTAAATTATAGGATATTCGAAACCCTCCTTTTCCTCTGGAACTCTTATCTCTCCCCACGGAAATACAAAAATATTCCTATATTTCATTTTCCTTTCCTCCTTTTAGTTCCCCTGCCGTGATTTCTAGCATCTCGCTATTCTCTTCCCCCTCTTCTAGGGTATTTCTTGTCTGCCCAGTATTATTAAGCGTTAGCTTCATCTTCACCAACACTCCCGGAGTAAAAACCCTCTGCGGGGTATTCTCTTTCTCTGCCCTAAAAGACCCAACTTCCTGCAACTGTGCCGCTAGTTTTAATGCCGCTATCTTATCCGCCGGTGTACCACTCGCCTCTGACTCCGCTATGATATGATACACCTCATCTAGCAACGTATCCCGCTCGGTCGCTATCCTCTCTGGATCGTTGGCCATCTTACGATCCCACTTCTTGCGTAGTGCATGACCCGCCAACGCCCTAAAGGGAATCTTGTGATACACGGCTATCAACGGCGGTGAAAAACCCGCATAATACATATCTTTCAACTGCTTCCGCTTGCCCGGACTCAGCAAACATATCTCGCACCTATCCCACTCTAAACATAGCTCTATATTTTTATCGTTGGCCTCAGCCACTTCCTTCGGAATACCTTGTGCCGCCAACCGATCATACCGAGCCACGATAGGCGGTAATCCCTTTCTAGGCATGTGGCCTAGCGGCTTTAGCTTACCCGTTTTAAGCCTCCATTTTTTTATCCACTTCTGCACGGTCACCCGGGAATACCCGATCTCCCTGGCTATCTGGCTAATATTTTTCCCGTTTTCAAACATCTCCCGTACCCGTACCTCTAACTCCCTGGTAAGATGATGGTACTCGGCAGTCATGTCTCTTCCCCCTCAAACCATTCGCACCGCCTACCCATAAAACCAAAGAAGGTAGAAACGGTTCTATACTCTTTTCGCCACAGTCCTTGCCGACAGTATATACGCCGGATGCCCGATCCTGTTGGTCTCTGGGCTGGGACTGTAGGTGTAAGCACAGTATCTAACAATGTGCGTCTCCTACCACCTTTCCGGGGATTCTTACCCCGGCATATCTGTAGCACAATACGGGCATGGAAACACCGCAGACAACCGTTAAGATTGTTGTCTCCCAGCCATTGTTTCATTTCTCTCTCCCCTTCACACCCTTTCTGTTTTTAGTTTACTAATCTAAACCTACCCAAGAAGAAAAGCAACAAAATACTTATTCTTTTTTCACATGGTTTTCATCCGAACGATTAAAAAAAAGAATAGTTGCTAATCTTGATAAACTAAAAAGCACATGGTATTATATATTCAACACTCCTTTTGGACTTGGCTGATCCCCAGGTTCTATATTTGACAGCCTGGTAAGGCATGAGGGTTTCCGCCCAAAGTCCCCTCTTGACTTACCTGGGGAAAGAAGGGGAAGCACCATAACACTTCCCCTTCTCTAACCTTGTTATGGAGGTAAGATATGGCCAAAAGATTTGTAAACGATTCTTTTTGGACTGACCCCGAAGTAAAACCTCTTTCTTTTCGTACCAAAGGCCTCTTTTTATATTTTATTACCAATCCTCATGGCCATATTTCAGGTATCTATTATCTACCTGTTTCAACCATCCAGGAAGAAACAGGACTTTCGGCCAAAGAATTAAAACAAGAGATACATACTCTATCGGTAGACTATCGGCATACTCTATACCATCCAAATTTTTCTGTCGTTTGGGTACGCAAAATGCTTCAACATCAGGTTTTCAATGATAAAGTTAAAACGAACATTGAAAATCATCTCCTTACTCTTCATAAGTGCCCATTAATTCAGGATTTTTTAGACTACTACGATAGTCTATCAATAGAGTATCCCTATAGTCTATCCCAAAAAAATCCAACCACGACTGCAGGATTAGTATTAGGATTAGTAAGTAAGGATGAGGATAAGGATAATATACAGTCGGGCAAACCCGACCTTACATCTTTCCAAAAACAAAGTAATGAAGCTATTGATTATCTTAATCAAGTAATAGGATCAACTTTTCCCCACAATTCTCAATCAAATAAATTTCTGACTGCTAGACTTAAAGAAGGATATACCTTAGAAGATTTCAAAATTGTGATAGACCTCAAAACAAAAGAATGGATCAATGACCCTGATATGCGAAAGTATCTTCGGCTTTCAACTCTCTTTAATGCTGAGAAATTTGAGGGCTACTTACAGGAAGCTAAAAGGGTCCCTATAAAAAAAATACCGAAAGAATGGAAAGGGCTACACGAGTATATGGATGAGTCACAAGAAAAACGGGAGGAGATAAAAGAAAATGGAGGATAAAATTTTTAACCAGGGGATGGCCATGTTAACATCTATTTTAGCTGGAATAGAACTTACAAAAGAAAAGCTAAAAATCTTCAGACTTCTGCTTAATGATCTACCGGACTTCTATTTTTATGAGGCTATTATTCATATCTGCCAAAAAAACATCCAGATATATCCCACTACCAATATTGTAGCACTCATCCGGGAAATAACTGACCAAATGATTGAAAAAGGTATACAAAAAAACCACCCTAGCCCAAAAGCCCTCATTGCAGGGAGAGTAGAGGGGCAACAATTAGAATGCCCGGATTGTTATGGCTCTGGCCTTGTCCAGAGGAAAGAAATTAAGATGGGAATCCCATATCAGATTAGTTATGCCTGCCCGTGCCCATTAGGCTTAAAATGGCAAAAAACAAACTTCTGGACGACTTTAAAAAAATATTCTCGTGGAGATCTTAAATATTCCAATAACCCATTTGAATTATTAAAAAATGCCGAGCAGATTATCGGGAAGAAACGTTTTTATTGCGCTAGAGCATTAACCGGTGAAGGAAAACAAGATTATATCTGCCAGAATACATGCGAGGACAGCCGGCTTGCATGGTGTCTAGGAAATATAGCAGGGATTAAAGAACAACTCAACCCAGCATAAATTTGGACCTAGCAATGGGTATGGGATTGTTACGATTTATTAACCATATTGTGGAGAATTAATGAGAAGCCCAATACGCTGGTTTGGTGGAAAAGGTAATATGGTAAGAAAAATAATTCCCGTGTTAATTAAGATACCCCACGAAAGATATGTGGAGCCTTTTGGTGGTGGGGCTTCGATTCTGTTAGCTAAGAAGCCTAAGCCATTAGAGGTCTATAATGATCTGGATCGGGGCCTATATGATTTCTTTTCTGTTTTAGCTGATCCTGAGTTGTTTAACCAATTTTATCGTAGGGTAGCAGTATTACCTTATAGCCGCCAGTTTTATGATGAGTATCGGAAGGAATGGAAAGAAGAGACGGATAAGGTTATAAGGGCAGCTAAATGGTTCGTGGTAGCCCGGCAGAGTTTTAGTGGTGATTTTGG